CGCCAAGCTCGCCGAATACGCGCGACGGGCTATGAATGCCGAGCTTTTCTTTGAACCATCCGACCGTCGACGATGCGACGTTCGTGATCGCGGCCTGTACCGCGCCGAGGCCGCTAGTGATGCCGTTCACGAGGCCGGCGATCAGGTTGCCGCCAAACTCCGAAAACTTAGACGGCATGTCGATGCCGAACCATTGCAGCACGGCCGCGAATGCCGAATAGAACAGGCCAATCGGGGACCAGTTGAGAATGAGCGCACCGATGCCCGCAATGCCGCCGGCGAACGCTTGTTGCACTTGCGACCATAGGCCAGAGAAAAACGCCTTGATAGGCTCCCAATAGGTATAGACCGCGACGCCGATCGCCGCGATCGCCGCGACGATACCGACAGCGACGCCGGCGAAAATGCCGACCGTCGCGAACCCGATCGCGCCGAGCGCTGAAAACGCGAATGCGATCGCGCCGATCGGTGCCAGCACGGCCGCGAGCACGACGAGCAAGCCGCCAATTACCGCCATCACGATCGCAATGACAGCGGCGAATTTCATCAGGCCGTTAGCGAGCGTCGGGTTATCGCGCGCCCATTGGCCCATGCGTTGCGACATATCGCCGAGCCATTCGACGATGCCTTTCACTTCGGGCGCGATCGCTTCGCCGAACGCGACGAGGCCATTCGTGAAGGTGCCGCCGGCGGCTTCCCACAAGTTTTTTAGCGTGCCGAGCTGTTTGTTTACGCGCTCCTGCATCGAGGCCTGTGCGGCCATCTTGCCCTGTACTTCGTCATAGCCGGCTTTCCCTTTTTCGATCATCAGGGAAATAACCTGCAACGTTTCGGCGTCGTCGCCGAAAATCTCTTTCATCACGCCGAGGCGCTTTTGCGTGTTGAGGCCTTGCAGCTTTGCGAACTGCGTAAACATGTTATCGAGGCCGCCGAATTCGCCTTTGCCGTCCGTAAAGTTCAGCCGTTGAGCGGGCGCGAGTTGCTTGTTTGCCTTGGCGACTTTCTTCGAATCCATGCCAAGTTGAAACACCTTGCGGTATGCGTTGCCGGCCGCGCTCCCTTCCATGCCCGATTGGTCGGCCATCACCAGCAGCGGCGCGAGCGCCTTCGCACCTTCGAGGCCTTTTTGCTTGATGGTGTCCATCGCGGGGCCGAGCTTGGCGAACCCCTGCAACATGTTGTTATCGTCAACGCCGAGCATGAACGCCTTCTGAATCACGTCCGTCAGCGACAGCATGTCTTTTTCGGTCGTGCGCGTGGCGTCCTGCAATTTCGCCGTGAATTCGGCCGCCTCGGCCGGCGTTTTCTTGAGCTGTACGCCGAGGTATGCCGTCGCTTCGCCCATGCCGCCGAGGATCGCTTGCGCGCTGATACCTTGGCGCGTGAGCATGGTCATCATGTCCTGAAAGTCGGCCGTTGTACCGGGCAGGCGGTCGCCGAGTTTCATCGCAAGCGTGTTGATCTTTTCGAATTCAGGCGGAACAGCGCCGCCGGCGCGCATGAGCGCGCTCGCGAGCTGCGTCGCCGAATCCTCGGCTTGTGCATACGCCGCGACAGGCACGAGCGTCGCCGCGCCAATGACAGCGCCGCCGGCCATCATCTTTGCGCCGGTGCCGGCCATCTTGTCGGCCAGCTCGCGCCGGCCGTTCATCTTTTCGCGTGCTTCGGATAGGCGCTTGGTGCGCGCGGTCAATGAAATCAGGCGATCTTGCTGCACGGCCATCGCGGCAGTGGTCGCGGTGATTTTTGATTTCAGCTCCGATTCGTGCGACGACAGGGCCGACAGGTCGACGCCGGCGGCCGTGAGGCGTTCAGTCATCGCCGAGAGGCCGGCCGTTTGCTTCTTTTGATCGGTCGTGAGCTGGCGCAGCTCGCGCCGTGCGGTGCCGAGCTGCGCGATCATGGCTTGCGAGGGCGGGCCGTAGTCGCGCAGCGATCGCGACAGGTCTTTCACGCGATCGCGCGCGGCCGTGACGTTCGCCGATGTGCTGGCGAGCCCGTCTTGCATCGCCTTGAACGCGGTAACGTCCTTTTGCGCGGCCTGTAGCTTGCCGAGTTCGCCGCGTGTTGCTTTCAGTGCCGAGGCGAGGCCTTTGTTTCCGCTCATGATGTCGCGGATCGGCTTCGTCGCGTTGTCGACCATATCGAACAGCACGCGCAATTTGAGGTCGTTACTGTTTGCCATCGTTATTCGCTTCCATACTGCGATCGCACGCGCGCACGCTCGCGCCAGTCGGCCAGCTCGGCCAGAGTAAGGCCGTCCATATCGCGCGGTGTCCAGTGAAACACGGTCGCTATGTCGGCCATCGCTTCTTCAACGCTATCGGGTATGCCGTGTTTCAGCGCGCCCGATTCGGCAGCAAAAAATCTGCGAACGCTACCCCCAATTGCACGAGGTCAGCGGGGTCGAGGTCGCGCACGTCATACTCGGTCAGTGCCGGCGAGGTGATGCGCGGCAAAACCTTGCCGAGCGCGTCGACGTCCAGATTCACGAGCGCATTGAGCGACGTGCCGCGCAGCTCGCCGGCCGAGGGCTTGCGCAGCGTGATTTCTTCGATCGTCTGTTCGCCGCGCTTGATCGGCGTGTCGAGCTTGACGGTGTTCGGCGTGTTGGCTTGGGTCATTTTCTTCTCTGTTCAGATTGGGTCGTTGAATCCGCCCGGTCGGCGACCAGGCGGGAATGCGGACATACGCGCGCGCGGCGCGTTACAGGCCGATTGCGTTGCGAATGTCGGCGAGCAAGTCTTTGCCGTTGACGGTCTCGATCATGTTCACGAGGTCGATTTCGATAATCGCCTCGCCGTTGATCGACAACTTGTAATAGCTCACCGCGCTCGTAACCTTGAAAGTGGAGTCGTCGCCCGGTTTCTGATTGCCGAAATCGAATTCGGTATGGCGGCCACGAATGACGACTTCAACGGCGTCAGGCTTCGAATTGTCCTCAGCCTGATACGCGCCGGCGAAGCGCAGTTGCACGCCGTCGTGCTGCGTGATGCCGTACTGTGCGAGCACATCTTTCATGATGCCGCCGCACGTCCATTCGAGCACGATCTTTTCCTGACCGTGGTCGATCGTGATCGGGCCATTCATGCCGCCGCCGCGATATTCCTCGGTCTTGCGCGTGAGCTTCGGCAGCGTCACTTCTGAAACCTGACCGCGATAGTTGTTACCATCGTTGAACAGGTTCATGTTTTTAAGTTTCTTCGGCAATGCCATGTCGAATTACTCCCTTGTTATGCCTGTACGCGCGAGGCGAAATCGGCGAGATAACGGTCGGTGATGCGCTGGCGCAACATCAGGTTTTCAATCGGTGGAACCGGCGTGTAGTCGTAATCGATATAAAGCTTGCCGCTCTTGAGCGAGTCGACGGTGTTCGGTTCTTCGTCGTACCACGCAGAGCCGCCGATCAGATAGCCATCGGCGACGAGCTGGCGAAACTTCTGATTGATGCTCTCGATCAGGTCGCGCACGATCGACGGGTGCATCGGCTTGTCGACGTACTGCATGTGTGCATCGGCCATCGTGTCGGCGATAACTTGCGCCGTGCGCGTGTAGTTCTCAAATTCGAACAACACATCATCCGAGCAGGTACGCGAGCCCCAATAGCGATATCCCGCACCGCTATTAATCAGCGTCGTCACGTCTTTCTCGTTCAGGTAGCCGGCATCGGTCGCGGGGTCTTGCAAGTCCCAGAAAACGTCTTTGCTGATACCCGTGACGCCGTTGACGCCTACGTTCGAAATCGTCTTGTGCCAGCCGGTTTCCTCGTCGATCTTTGCGCGCAGTCCGAGCGCGTTGCCAACGGCCGAGATTTCGACGGCCGCGTTAGCGGTCGTGTCCCATCCGATCCAGTTCGGCCAGAGGATCATGATTTCGCGTTGGCTGAATTGCGCGCGGTAGGTCGCCGCTTCTTCTTTCGTCTTGCAGCCGGTCGCGTAGGCGTAGGCAAACGCACGCAGCTTCTGAGCGATCGCGGCGATCGCCGTCGCGACGGGTTGCGTATCGAGATACGGCGCGCCGATGATTCGCGGCTTCACGCCGACCGATGCTTGCGCCGCGAGCAGCGCGTTAAGGCCGGTGTATTTGCCGTTCGCGTCGACGCCGCCGATCACGTTGCTCGTCGTCTCGGCTTCGGTTTCACCCTCGGCCACGCGCACGACGATCGTGATCGGCTTCGTCTGCGAAGCGATTTCCTTCAGCACTTTGAGCAGCGTGCCTTGCTTGCCCGCCTTTGATTGTGCCGACACGACATTCGTGAGCAGCACGGGCGTATTGAGGGGGAACGTCGCCGCGTCAGCATCCTCGGCCGTTGCCACGAGGCCGACGATCGCCGTCGATACGGTGCGAATCGGTCGCGTGCCTTCGTTGATTTCGACGACGCGCACGCCGTGGTGATAGTCCTGCGCCATGTTCAATTACTCCAGGTGAAAGAGATAGCAGGGAAAGGGAAGCGATCAGGCGATCGCGGTCACGAAATCCGGTGCGGCCGGCAAGTCGACATGAGGCCAGCCGGCCGCCTCGGGCAGCTCGCGCAACGCCTTGCGATAAGCGAGCAACGCCGCGAATTGTTCGGCCGTGAGCGTCGTGCCATCGCCGAGCAACGTTTCGTCTTGATGCCGCGCGACGATCCAGTCGGTCGCGGTGAGAGCGTGGTCGCGCTCCGTGCGCTTGACTTCGGCGAGGGTGTCATCGCTGGGCGGGAACGGATCGACCAGCGCGGGCGCGTTGTTCTCGTCGACAGCCATGCGCCGGCCGGCCAACTTTCCTTCGAGCAGCATGCGGCGTTGCGCGTCGGTCAGCTTGATCGTGTTCGTCCCCTCCGGGGCAGGGCTTAGAACGTCGTCGTAAAACCCGAAGATGGTGCGCGATGCGTCGAACGCTGCGAGTATTTGACCCATGACTTACCTTCCGATTGAAATATAGGAACCACTGTGAGCGCTGTAGTTTGGCGAGCCATTGACTTGCACACCGATCACGGTGAAACCCGTGTTGCTCCACGAATACGGGCTATCGAGCGTCCCCATCTGTAGGCCGCTTAGTGAGGAACAGACTAGGCAAAATGTCCCGGTGGGATAGGCAAGGGCGTATGTGACGCCGGCGGGCGAAGAGGTGCCGCTCGTGCTGTATTGCCCCCACTGGATGATTAGCCCGCCAAGCCATGAAGGAAAAACGATGTATCCGATATTGGATAGGTTGATAGCGAATCCCGCGCGCAGCTTCTTCGGCGTGACGATCGTCGCGTCGTCGGTGCCGGCGTTGGTCTGAGCCTGCGTGGCGACTTTCGCGAGGCCGAGCACGGTTTCGGTTGCCTGCTTGACCCATGCGGACAGCTTTTTCGCCGTCACGAATTTCGTGTCGTCGGTTCCCGTGTTGACTTCGGCTTGCGTCGCGACAATTGCGGGGCCGGCGACGGCTTCGGTCGGTTGCGGGTTGGTGCCGCCCGTCACGCGCCCGCGAGCGTCGACCGTGACACTCGAATAGGTGCCGGTCGTGACGCCGGTGCGGCCGGCCGCCATCTCGAATGCGAGCGAGGTCGTGCCGATCACGATCGCGCCATCGGTCACGAGCTGGAAAACCGAATCGCCGTTCGTCGCGCCTTCTTCGACGGGCATCAGCATGCCGGGGGTGACTTCGAGCGCGGCATCTGCATCGGCCGCCCGCGTCCACGCGCCGGCCGCCGCGATATAGATGCCGTTATCTTTGCCGGCCGCCTGGTCTTTCACGAGCACGCGGTCGCCGGCCGCGAGCACAACGCCGTCGACGGTCTGCAATCCGTTCAGCGCGATCGCCGCTTTCGTCGCAGCGCGCACACTCTGTTTCATGTCGAGCTTTGAAATAGCGGTATCGATCGAGCGATCGCAATAGTCGCGTGTCGCGAGCACGATCGCCGGGTCGATCTTGAGCGTCACGGCTTGCGTGCTCGAAACGATCAGAACCATACGCACGACTTGCGTGCGGCCGGAACCCTCGGCGAGCAACGGCTTGTAGGTCGGCGGGCAGTTTGCGACGGCACACAGCACGCCGGCGTCGTCGTACAGGCCGATTTCGCGAATCCACCAGCCGCCCACGTCCTCCGGGATCACCTGTTCGGCGATCAGTTGGCTCGCGTTGTTCGGGTCGATCGAGAGCGTATTGATCGGCGCGCGGCGCACTTCATGCACGAGCGCCGTTTGCAGGCGATCGGGCGTCGGCGTGTTGCCGTTGCCGTCGCCTACAGCGAGTGCCGTGAGGTTGACCGTAGTGCCGAGCGCGGCAGCGTTGGCGATCTTTGCCTCGCCGGCGGCCGTCAAAAGTACGAAATAGGTTTGTGCCATTGGTCGGGGGTCTCAGGGATAAACAGTCAGGGTTTCGACGGTGTGCGCGAAGCCGGCCGCGCTGAATGTGTCAGTCACGACAATCTCGCTAGGCGTATAGGGATAGACCGTCATCGTGTCGCCGAGATAAGCCGCGCCGGCGATGTAAGACGTGCCGCGCGACTCCATGCTGATAGCGAGGCCTAGCAGATGCCGCGTGAGGGGCTTCGCGTCGTCGATCAGGCGTTCGAGTTCCGCATACATCGCTTCGTCGATGCCTGTATCGAGCACGCCGATATCGAGCCGGAATGTGCCGCGTGTGCCGACCGGATTCTCTTGCCACCACTCGCGCACGCGGATCAGGTAGCCGAGCGGTTCGACGACACGGCGAAGCGCGCCGATCGTGCCCTTGTGCTTATGAACGAAGAAAGAGGCGGCCGTAACAGCGCGCTTCGTTTCGGTCGACCAGCTCGAATCCCAACGGTCAACAGAGCGCGCCCATGCGAGATAGGGCAGCAGCTCGGGCGCGCAGTTGGCCGGGTCGTTGACATCGCGGATCGGGATCGGGATTTCTTCAATCGCCGCGCCGGTCTCCGCAAGTCTGCGTTCGAGCGGCGTCGCGTTCGGCGGCAAAAGGCTAATCATTCACGCCACCTTTCACGACAGACACAGCGTCGCAATAGCCCGCCTGCGTGTCGTCGAGTGACAGGTCGGCCGCCGGCGCGGTGAGGTCGACGCGCGTCACGCCTTCAACGTGTAGCGCGGCCATGATCGCCGAGCGGTTAATGTCGCGGCCGAGCTTGCGTTTTACCGCGACGTATTTGCTCAGGCTTGCATTCGCGGCCGCGAGGGTGATTTCCGCCTCGGGGCCAGTCGACGACAGCACGAGCGATGCGTCGATCGCGTAATGCACGATGTTCGCGGACTGGACGACGAGGCGATCGCCCACGGGCCGCACGTCCTCGTCGCTCAGTGCGGCCGTGACGATCTTGATTAGGTCCTCGCCCGCAGTGCCGTCGCCTTCGGTCGAGAGGATCGTGACAACGGCATCACACGGATCGGGACTAATAGCCGTGGCGTCGGCGACACGGCCATCGGCATTCCGTGCGTGAGCGACATATGCGCCGCGCGGGCCGGCGGTCGACAGCGCTTCATACGCCTCCTGTGTCCGCTCGCGCAATGAATCGTCGCTTTCCATCACGGCCGGCGTCGCGGGCGTCGTCGTCGTGTCCTCGGGCGTGATCGTGAGGCGCTTGAGTTTGTATTCGGCCGCGAGGTTTTCGAGGTCGTTGCCTTTCGCATAGGCCAGCATCTTTGCGCGGCCGGCATCGTTCACGCGTTGGCGCAACACAGTTTCGCGGTAAGCGTTCTCTTGCAGGATGCGCGTAATCGGCTCGGATTCGATCGCGAGCGTCGCCGAGATTTCGGCTTGCTCGTCGGCCGGGTAGAGCGAAACGAGCCGCGCCTTGCGTTCGGCGAGAATCGTTTCATAGTCGATCACTTCGACGAAATCGGGGGCCGGCAGCAATGAAAGATCGATGATGCTCATGCGGCGCTCTTGTTCGTGAGGTTGACACTCGTCGACACGGCATCGCCCGTTTCGGTCGTATAGCCTTCGATATCGACAACGGTTTGCCCCTGCATCAAGCCATCGGCCGAGAGCTGCACGCGCGTCAGCGTCAGCCGGGGCTCCCATCGCATGAGCGCCGTCGCGGTCGCCGCGTAGAGGCGCACGCGCGATACGGCGTTATTCGGGGCGTCGATCAGATCGAACAGCTCCGAGCCAAACGGCCGGCGCGCGATGCGCGTGCCGAGCGGCGTCGTGAGGATTTGAGCGATCGATTGATAAAGGTGTGCGAGGCCGCTAATTGCGCGGCCGGTCGACGCGTTCATGCCTTTCATAGCGGCTCGCTCACGTTGTTTCCGTCGCCTTGTTCTTTGTGCGTGTGATGTGCGCCGCTCTTGCCGCCGGCGATCACGTCATCGCTCACGGCGACGGTGCCGGAAATGACCGCAGCAGGGCCGCCGCTTGCGCCGGCCTTTCCGCTCATGCCGCTCTCGAAAACGAACGCGCCTTTAACAAGCATCGCGCCCGTGACGGTCGTTTGCTTCGCGTCGAGCGTCACATCGTCGGCTTTAACGTTCGCCGTTTTCGTTGTGACGTTGACCGCGCCGGGGGCGGTGATGTTGACGGTTCCACCATCGGGAAAGACGGCGCTGAGAACATGGGCGGCCATGTCGTATTCGATGGATGCGCCGTCGCGATAGACGCGCATATGCTTCGCCGGGTCAGTGCTCGGCGGGGGGAAATCTTCGGAATAGAAACCGCGCATTGCAACCGCTTGCGACGGATCGCCGCTAGGGCAAAGCAGCATTACCCCTTCGCCGATCGAGGGCGCAAGCCACTCGATCGTTTCGCCGGCGAACGGGATGAACCATTGAATCCAGTCGGTGTGTAAATCGCCGCTCACTACGCGACACAACGCGCCGTCTAGCGACTCAACGTAGCCTTTGCGTATGCCGTTCAGAAATTGGCGTGTGGATTCGTTTGTGTTCATACGTGCATGTTGCCGGGCACGCACGCGCGAGTCATCAAACGCGCTTTGTTAGCGCGTTGGGTACATATTCAGGTAGGCGAAGCGTTATTTTGCGAGGTGTTTTAGCAGCACATCGCGTATCAATTCGCGATCGGCGTCCGAGAATCCGAGCAGCACGCGAGCCGGATATCTGTAGTCGGGGCCGCCCGGTGCTACGCGATCGCTAAGGCCGAGTTGGTGAATACGGGCGAGGTGTGCAATGCGGCCAGTAAAGCCGACGGCGAGGCCGGTCGCGTCCGATTCGACGCGCAGATAACGCGCCTGCTTGAGCTTCACGAACATCGCCGCGCGCTTGATGCGACCGGCCTTGTCGCGTAGATGCTTCTTCGGGCGAGGCTTGCGCGCCTCATAGGCGCTTCCATCCGGGTTGCGTTGCTGCGTGATGCGCGCGCGTTGACTGCGTTGCAGCTCGCGCGCAATGTCACGCAGCACGACGCGACGCGCCGGGGCTTCGAGCTGCGACAGCAGGCCGCCGGCCCACGATTCCAGGGCGGTCAGGTCGTCCATGCGTCGCCCGCATAAAGGCCGGTCTCTTGCCATTCATAGCGCGGCTCGTCGACGTGCGTGATCGTATCGACGCCGGCCGCGTCGGTCGACACGAGCACGCTTTCGGAAAGCGGCGCGAGCTTGATCGATATGTCGCAAGTGCTTTGCGTCAGGTGATCGACTTCGAACGTGATGCCGGTTTTGCGGCGATCTTCGTTGATGAAGAAATCCGGCTGATTCGCCTTTATCCATCGCACGAGCGCAAGAAAAACGGTGTCGGCGTCGCCGGCGAATTCCGTCACGATCACATTGAGCGTGTAGCGGTATTCGAAGCCGTCAGACTGCGCGCCCGTGACGGCGAGCGCGCCTTGATCGATAAACACGAGCAGCTTGTCGGGGTCGACGGCAAGCGCCGGCACGGCAGCGGTGAGCGCCGCGCGAAAACTGTTCGCCTTATTCATGGTCGGGGCTTGGAAAGGAAAGGGCTTTCGTCTGACAGTCGACGATCAGATCGACGATCGAGGCGCATTGCTCCCATGCCGACAAGGCCACGTC